TATCTTTTTTTGAAGAATGTATCTGCAATAAAGCGAAGGACCTTTGTAAAGCCCTTCGCAATTCTGTCAGAAACATCTTTTGGGGTGTGATGTTTCTCTGACATTTATTAATCTTTCTTGGAAACAAATCCGTAAAGTTCTTGTGCCTTTGTCATGATATCCTGAGGTGTATACATAACTGGCTTCATGGATTGAGTCTGCTCGATAAGTTCGGCAGCAGACTTGTTCCAACTTTCTGCTAGATTAGAACAGGTGGACCAGTATGCATTAGATGCTTCCTGATACTGCTGGTCCATCATTTCTTTTGCCATCTTGAGGACTTCAAGACGAATTTCAAAACCGTTTTTGTTCGTAGTCATTTTAGTTCTCCTTGTCTGAGTGTGTGTTAGTTAGTTCCGGTTGAGCCAAATCCCCCGTCACGCTCAGTTTTTTGTTCTGGGCGACTCTTCCGTTCTACGAGCGTGTATTGTTTTATTTCTTCAAGCAATGCTTGTGCAATTCTATCGCCGTGATAAATGGTAATCGGTGTATCACTCATGTTATATACAGGTACAAATAGTTCTTCAACATAATCTGAATCAATAATACCGGTAGAATTAGCGAGACCGATACCATATTTAATCGACATACCGGATCTTGGGAATACCTTTAGAACATGGTTCTTAGGAATATCAAAAATAAGTCCTGTTGGAATTAGTGTGCGAAATTGCGGGTGTAAAACTGCAGTTACCCGACCATCCGATCCTGCTTTAGCAGGTATAATAATTTCTTTATTATGTGGACTATATGTCTTCAGTTTAGTTTCAGTTGTAATACATACTTTTAAATCAAAGCAGGCAGAACCTTCGGTAGCAAATGCTGGTAGTTCTGCTATTTCATTCAAACGAAATACTTTCATAGTATAATTAGCCTTTCTTTTTGCCGATATTATATTTACTTGTCAATTCCCATTGATTTTTTTCTTTGTGGGATAAAACTTTAATATGACTCAAAGGTGCAACTGGGTCTTGCACATTAGATGAATCTATTACTTTTACTAAATCCCATTCTTCTAGAAGATTTACTATTGTATTTCTTCTACCTTTATCTTCGTCCGTAAAGTTGTTTTCTTTGCCATCAAGAATAAAAAGTTCTTTAAAATGAAGAATTACATATCTACCTTGTTTATGGAGTATATGGCAAGATTGATATAACTTTTTGTCTTTACGTGATGCAATCCCAATTCTTGTGAGAGTTTCTTTTATTTTAAGAAAGTTCTCTGGTATAGGCAATTCTATTTCGACTCCCACACCGTGAAAAATGTCTTCCATATAAGGTCACCTTTATTATTATTGTTATTCATTATTATGTGTCGCCTCCTTTGGAGACCTTATTATTTATTACTTGGAGGTTTTCCTTTGAAAGAACTTTTAAATACTGCTTAGCAACGGTTCGGTTGCATTGGAAGACTTGTTGGATGTTATCGAGATCAGAGTCCTTTTTAGCTTTAAACCATTCACTTTTACGAAACCGCGGCCGAAGACCTCCTAGATAATAACGGAATTGTGCATCTTTAAAGACCCAATGTTTACCATTCATTTCATTGGCGTGCAGGATTGTGTCAACATAGAATGAGAATGCTTTATTGGTGATGTATGGATTGTACTTCTTCTCCATATCCTCAGGGATTTCAGCATCCTTGATTAGATCCTTCTTAGATTTGGAAACAGCTTCGACAAACTTGAAAATCATGTTTTCCTCTTTGTGTTCGGAAAGATCAATCTCCTCAAGTTCTTCAGGTTTACCAAGACCGAAATAATCAAATTCCTGAAAGTCATCATCGCGTTGAGCCAATTTTTGCTGCACCACTGCGGTCTTTTTAGTCGTCTTTTTCATTGAGGCTTTCCCATGTATCAATAATGTTGTTTAGATAATGTGAACATTCATTACAAACATTCATAGAACCAATTCCATCTGCTGCTCTATATTGTAACACAAAGATGCCACTTTTGTCAACAGAAAGTTTGCAAAAGTGGCATGTGACCTTTGTGTCTTTTTTCTTAAACATACCGGATAGCATTAACGGAAACTCGTTTCCATCATGATTTCGGTAAGGAAAGCAACAAGGTTAATTTCTTGATCGGCAACAAATGCCGCCTTATACATGTAGTCTGCAAGAGACACGACAAACGATGGCATGCTCTTGAGTTCAATTTTATCAGTTGCAGTGTCATAGATTTTACGGAAAATTTCGTTTGGATCCTGGTCGGAGTTATCGGCACACCATTTACGCATACTCGTGAAGTTTTTCTCCTTCAAGAGTGAAAAAAGTTCGTCAATGGATTCTTGTTTGAAATCGGCAAAGATACCTTCGTCAATGCGACCGTTACCAGCATATTTCTGAAGTTCATTCAGGATACGGCGGAAGTCAGGGAAATACTTTTCAATAACTTTTGCCACGACTTTAGGATCAAAATCAACATTTTCATTTTTCAAGATTGCAAGAACACGTTTGAAAAATTGTGCTGCGAGTTTTGGCTTTTCAGTTTTTTCAACCGCAAAGTCAACTTCAGACAGACGAGAGCGAAGTGGAGCAATGATACGGTTTTTAAAGTTACAGGTAAAGATAAAACCACAGTTTTTAGAGAATGTTTCAATCAAGTTACGCATTGATGCCTGCGCATCTGGGGTAAGATAATCAGCCTCATCAAGGATGATGTATTTGCGACCACCAGCAAGTGAAATAGCAGAAGCAAATGTTGAGATTTCACTACGGACAGTATCAATACCACGATTCAGAGCAGCGTTGATAATGATATAATCACAACCTAGTTCTTCTAGCATTGCCTTTGCGGCAGTTGTTTTACCAGTGCCAGGTGAACCAGCGAGTAAAAGGTTTGGAACAGTATTATCGTCTACAAATTTTTGAAATGCATTTTTTGTAAGTTCAGGTAGAATTGTATCCGCAACTTTTTGTGGACGATATTTCTGGACCCAAAGTAGTTCATCAGTTTTCACATCAAGTGACATTATATAGTAATCCTTTCAAGATTTTCAAGACGAATAAGAGAGTGCTTATTCAGCACTCTCTGTTGTTTCGGTAGTTTCAGCTGTAGGTTGATTTACACGAACAAAATTTGCAAGTTTTTCACGTAATGTACCTACAGTTACAAGTTCGTTACCTTTAAATGCACCACGTTCTGTGCAAGCGTCAATGATATTGACCATAGTGACCATATCATTTAGATTTATATTCGTCTCCATCTTTAGCCTTTCTTATATGTTGATTTGGATTCGATTGCGATAAAGTATGTCACATTATCACCTTCAAACTTTGAGATACCTTTGGAACAAAGTGTGACCTTATACTTCTGAGGGATGAGTTTGAGATTTTCGGTCTTGATGATGAGTTGGAACTTGTCAGCGGTAGCACCAAGTTCAACACCGAAAGTGTCACCAGTGGCATTATTTGAATCAATTGCCTTCAATGAACAAGTATCACCATCACCGACGAAAGCAACTTCTGGAAGCTGGAGAACACCAGCCGCTTTGATTACCGATTGAAGATCAGACCATTCAATTTCAACTTCAACATCATTAGTTGGGATATTGATTTCTTTTTCAGGCGGTGCAATAATCATAGACTTGTCAGCAAAGTAATAACGTGTCTTTGTTTTACCCTGAGCCATTATAAAATGGGTGTCTTCGAATTGAACTTCGGGTTCACCGAATAGACCATAGGTGGATAGAAAACGAGACATGTCATAAACACAGGCTTCTGAAGTAATCTCGTCATCAATATTTGCAATAGCCATTACAGTCTTTTGTGGACTGATAGTACGAAGTTGTTTACCAGGTTTAAAGATAATAGATGGATTAATGGTTGCAAAATTCTTGAGGACTGTGAGTGTGCGTTCAGAAAATTTCATAGTAACTCCTTTCAATGAGTGTCATATAATAGATTGAGTATATCATAATGTAGGAAAAAGTCAACAAAAATTACTCCAGGAACACTGGAATATTTACTTTTTTTGATGTTTTGTTAAATTTAGACTTGACTGCTTGTTCAAGATCAATGTTATATTCATTTGCGAGAAGGTCAATAGTAATAAGAACATCTCCAATTTCTTCGACCAGATTTTCCATTAAATCGTTAATGTCTTTATTGTTTCCAATAATACCATTTTGTGCTCTATAGACCTTCTTTACGGCATTTGCAACTTCACCTGCTTCACCCGCAAATTCAACTGCTCTAAAAAGAACATCAACATTCTCAGAGCCTGTCCATAGTTTTTGCCGCTCATTATTCTTTTGACGTAGTGTATTTAAAAATGTCATGGTCTTGTTCCTAACTTGTTCTTTTTCTTTACCTTTGCGTCAGCACCAGCGGTTGGAGAAGCCCCAATAGATGCAATTGCTGCCATTGATCCTCTGAAAATGTATGTTCCAACATGCTGTAGATTCATCCATGGGCACATATGAATAGTAATGCCAATTTTTCTAGCTTTTTTACAGAAGAAATAATCTTCTGATAGATATCGCTTTGTTTCTGGGTCAATAATACAATCAAAGAATGCAGTGATTTCTCTGTCTCCATTGAAATTTTCTGTTCTGACATGATCGGGTTTATAACTCAATTCTGGATATGCTGCAGCATATTTTTCGAGTACTTCTCTGGGAATTAACATAAAGCCGGTACCACCTTCGGCAACTTCAACGGGTTCATCAATACGGAATGAAGTAACATTCTTTGCTGGATTAAACACATAGTCAGCAGAATAAAATGCAAGATCGGAAGGATTTTCCGCCTTACCATTTTTAACGGCAGATTTTACTTTTTCCCATGCAATAGTCTTTTTGGGATAAGGTCCAGTCATAATTTGATATTTTTCTGGATCTGATATTTGCAATGCTAGTAGTGAAAGGACATCTTTTGGATTAAACCCGATGTCAGCATCAATAAACATCAAGTGCGTGCAGTTTGATCTTAGGAATTCATCAACTACATAATTTCTTGCTCTCTGAACAAGGCTTTCATTGAACAGAAAATATTCTTGTAGTTCAATACCGTTTTTTGCACAAAGTTTTGATAGATCACTTACAGATTTACAGAATAATCCTGCACAGTTTCCACCATACATAGGAGTGCCTATGAATATAGAATATTTTCTTAATACATCTGCGGTTATTTCAATTTTCATATATCACCTTTTCGGTTGTTCTAAATCATTTTCAAGTCTAAGAATTGTCTGATAGCGAAGTAAATCAGCAAGAACATCCCATGCACTATCATGCTCAATAAACACAGATTTCCAGAATACTTCATCTTGAATTGGAGTAATATTTGTAGTTACAGGATAATCCATTTTAGCATTAATAAAGCTTCGCATATCTTGCACTCTATTAAATCTAAAATATTCTTTAAATGTGTAAGTTTTACCAACTACTTTAAATAGTCGCTGTAAGATAATTGGATCAAATGTATTACCACGAGAGAACCAATAATCAAACTTGCCAATGGTATTTAGATGTGTAATCAGTTGATTAATAAACTGCTCTACTGTAAGATCATCTGGTGAAGGCTTGACGTGTTTACGAGCTTCTGGTGATACCTCTTGCCAAAATTTAACCGCAGTGTCTTGGACAACAAATCCGTAATTAGACACTTGATCTTTCACTGACAATTTAAACTTCTTTGCTAAGACAACATCTTTGCAAGAATAAGGATTGTCAGACAACATTTTATCAGTATCGCCAACAAGTATTGACATGTCTACTGCTGCACAAGGTTCGAGAACATCGTCACCCATAGTTTCAAAATCTATAAAGATTAACTTCATAATATACTTTCTTAATCAAACCATGAAACGGGTTTTTGGTGTTGCTTTTTATTTTCGATTGCTTTATCAATAAGATTATTGAGAGTTTGCACCCAATTTTCTTTGGAATGTTTCTCTTTGGTCTTTTGTGATAGTTCCATTCTATCAACTTTTAGTAATTTGTCAACTGCTAATTTAAAATCCTTTTCGGTCTTATTTGTCATTGCTTCATAAAACTCTGGACCTGGTGCAATATCTTCTGATGCGTGTTTATTTTTATTAGCGGCAATACGAAATAGAACTACAGGAACACCACGTGCAAATGCTTCAAGTGCTGTAATACCCCAGGTTTCTCTGGCACAAGTAGAAAGATAGACACCAGATCTTGATAGATGATCCATCACCTCGGTGTGTTTTAGATTAAACAATGTTTCCTTTGGGCTTTCCCAATGTTTATTTTTGTCGAGATATTCTTGTTGTGAAGGTATAAGATCATATGCAGAGGTCAAGACCAAGGATTTAAGATCACTCTTACCTGCAAGTTTATGTAGAAGGAATGGGTCTTTTTCTTTGTCGACTCGACCGATAGTCACACAATCATAATCAATTTGTGTCGATGTCTGTTCATCGCCAGTACAGAATGCTGAATTGATTAAACCACCATTGAGTTCAAGCTCTCTACTGCGAACTCGCTTGGACAGTTCATTCATACCATCATATTGCCATTGACTAACCATGGCAAGAGTCCCACCATTATCAACAAACTCTTTCATCATATCGAGTTGAGGGATTTTAAAAATACCTCCTGCGGCTGTATGAGATATCCAAAGCATTGGAATATCAGTCACACGTTGAATGTTTGTAGTAATAGTTCCAGAATCTTGATTTGAAATTACAAGATCAGGCTTGTGATTGTGGATAAATGCAAGTAACTTTGGAGTTACAGTTCTATTTTTCCGATCTTCTCGATTGTAATAGAATGGAATGACTTCCGCACCAGCATATTTGTAAATAAACTGAGAGAATCGTTCTAGCCCACCTGAAACACGTGGCGAGTCAAGATCATTTTCATCATTCATTAGAAATGGCATTACAATTTTAGTCATTTAGTCTCCTCATAATGTTGTCTCCATTCATCATATTCATCTTCTAAAAGAACCCAACGGAGTTTAGTTGCTTGATTATCTTTGCGTTTATCCCAGACAATCCAACAGTATGCAATCATACCGCCAAGTTGCTCATTCTTATTTATAGCTTCAGGATACCCGGCTCCAAATCTAATACGATCCGAAAGAATAATTATATCACTTGGAGTGTTTTTTGTAAATAATTTCTTTCGTTTCTTACCTTCTAGGAATGTCAATCGCACAAAGAGAGCAGTGACATCATATTCTGACACGCATTTTTCTGCTATTTTGCGAGGTAAATCTTGAAAATATGGTGGGTTTGTGACAAGTGCACCATAACCAATTTGCTTCGGCAATGCTAGAACATCTTGCCCTGTTTGAATAGTACAAAGTTTATCTTCATATTCATACATATCAAATGATTTTACATCAAACCCATTCCGAATAAGTTCGATTGAGATATTACCACGGCCAGCACATGGCTCAATAATATTCTTCGGTAAATCAACATATTTCTGTAGTATGTATGTTGCTATTGGTGGAGTTGGATAAAGATCATTTTCATTCCGATTTTCATCATCTTTCTTTACACCAACATAGATATCTTTGAGTGAATTAGCCATCTAATGTCCAGTCCAATTTATCTGAATTTGCGTATGTCACATTAATGTCTCCGACTTCCTGTATCATTTTATACGATACATTTTTCCATTTTTCGGTCCATGGTGTGATATAGACATATGGATCGGGTGAGATCACAATACGTTTAATCCCTGCTGAGATAATAGATTTTGTACATTCAGGGCATACTGGAAGCCCGTAAACATAAATTGTAGCATCTTTGACTGAAACACCACTATAAAGTGCATTCATGAGAGCATTCATTTCAGCATGAACTATTCGTGGATACTTTTGTTCACGATCATTTAATCGCTCCTCTGTATCTTCAATACCCTTTGGAAACCCATTATAACCAGTAGCAAGAATGCGGCGATCATCATTGACAATCACCGCACCAATCTTTGAACTTGGATCTTTAGACCAGGTGGAAATTTCTCGAGCCAACTTCATGAACCGAGTATCCCATTTAGAATTAACTTTTGGCATCAATTTTATCCTGATGATGCGACCATTTTAATTTGCGTTGCCAAGCTCTGTAAATATCATCAACATGTTGATCATGAATATCATTGTTGATAACCATTGCTTTAGTCACTGCCATAAGATCAACTATTTCTTGATTGAGCAATACTCTATTAGTAATCTTTTCGGCATTTGGGTTATAACTATCATAACCATGCCGAAGAATTTTACCAACAATTTGTACAATCTCAGCAGCTTCTTCAGCAAGCATTGCAAGCCTTTCAGTTTCAGCTGGTGTTAGTTTATTGAAATTATCAGATGTCATAATCAAAACTAACGTGTTGTTCTTTTTCACGTGGAAGAGGTTCACCATACGAATTTCGGATATTCTGATTTACAATAGCCACTTCTTTCAGAACAGTAAAGTCTTTTCCGACAGATTGCGCAAATTTTACAAATGCGGGAACATCTTTGGCAAAACACGCCGAACCATAACCTTTACGACCATCATGTCCCGGAACCATTGTATGCGAAGATCCAATTCGCTTATCAGTTCCGATAGCCTTGATAATTGTAGAATAATTCCCGCCAAATTTTTCAACAATACCATGGAACTGATTAAACCAAAGAACCTTTGAAGCAAGAAATGAATTCATACCATATTTGACAAAACTTGCTTCTTCCGCAGTCATATGGTAAACTGGGCATGGTTTGCAGGCGCTATATTTGGTATAGATCTTTTCAAGTCTTTCAGTTTGTTCAGCTTCACCACCAAATACGTGCATAATCGGATTGACAAAATCCTCATTTGCAGCCTTTTCAGTCAAAAATTCAGGATTGTAAATGACTCTTGGATCTTTGGCAAGTTCACCAACAATACTTGGAATGACTGTTGATTTGATTACAACCATAGCATTTGTATATGTCAGAAGATCACTGACCGCAGAAATTAAGATTGTAGCATCAATGCTTGCAGCTCTTCCCATCGGAGTTGGAACACAAACAAATGCAACTTCAATATCAGATCCGACTAAATCTGCAACTCTAGTTCCATATTTTGGATCAATTATTGTTTTATTACAATTACTATCTGGGAACCCATAATCTACGGCTGCACCGACGAACCCATGCCCGACAATAGCCATTTTCAATTTTTTCATATCAATTTACCTTATAATAGTGTTTATACCAATTCGAGAATTTCTCTACACCTACTTCCATAGGAGTTGTTGATTTATAACCAAGTTGCTGCAATTTTGTTGTGTCAGACCAGGTTTCTTGTGTATCGGCGGGGTGTAACGGGAGAAAGTTCTTTTCAGCAACCTTACCAAAGTTCTTTTCAATCTCGTAAATAAAGTCCATCAGATTTACTTGTTCCCCATAACCGATATTATATATCTCATTAATTGGTTTGTCAACAGAAAGTACACGGTTGATTACAATTTCAATGCCTTGTACAATATCATCTACATATGTAAAGTCACGCTTCATGTCTCCATAATTGTAAACATCAATTGATTTTGAGTCTAGGATATTTTTTGTGAACGTAAATAGTGCCATATCTGGTCGACCCCATGGTCCATAAACTGTAAAGAATCGCAGACCAATTACATTATCAATTTTTGCAACCTTGAATTGGCATTCATTTGTTCGTTTGGAATAACCATATGGATTTAATTGGTGACCTGTAGGTTCATCCTCTTTCCAAGGGAGTGTATTTCCAGCCATGACACATGATGTGGAAGCATAAACCAAGTTTGAAACACCATATTTTTCACATACGTCAATTAGATTTTGTGTTCCGACAATATTGTTTTCAATGTAAACACTAGGATTTTCCATAGAATGCCGGACACCAGCATGTGCCGCAAGATGCATAACTACATCTGGCTGCTCTGTTCTAACTAGTTCGTCTAGATCGGATTTTATCCGAAGATCGGCAGTGTAAACTGGAACACCGATCTTACCTAGTTCTTCAACACGAGCCCTCTTTAAACTTGGATCATAATAATCATTGAAATTATCAAACCCAAAAACCTCGTGACCTTTTTCTTTCAAACTAGATGCTAGATGGAACGCGATGAAACCAGCGCCGCCTGTGATCATAATTTTGCTCATTCTTTTCTCCTTAATATTTCGGTTATTCGTGAATAGAATTTCTGCCTTTAGGGTAGTCATTTAGACTGAATGAAGGCTCTGAAAATGTATTGTCGGTCCCATAGTTACGGAACAACTCCATCCCATAATTATCTACTTTATTCAAAATGTCAACATCTTTTTTCAAGATTGGAACATTTTGTCTTGCTGGTTGGCCGAACTTATTTATGATTTTATCAAGGTTTACATGGTGGTGTGCACGACCATATTTTTCTACAAGTTCAACACAGTCTGGATGCATTTCATAAAGCATCTTGGATTTATTATATGATGCATCTTCCTGATAGTTATTATAGATTTCAGTAGTATTACCACCTTTTACTGTACCAGTCCGAAGTTTACCGCAGAGGAACGAATAGAATAACATTGTGCAAAGACCTTCTTTCAAAACACGAATTGAAAGGTCAACGTCTTCGTTGTATTTGCCGCGCCACATGACAGGACAATCATTATCAATTAGGAAACAAGACATGATCCGTGTATTAAGAATATATGGTGGATAAGCACAATCGTCAATTGCAAAGAATTTATACTGGAAACCAGATAGTGCAATATTTTCAAATCGGTCAACAAAATCTTCTGCTGCACGGAAAATTGCCGAACCTTTATCGACACGATAGCGCTTGTTATTATGGAGACGATAAAAGTCGAGCATGTTATCATCCATTAGCCAGTGGCGCTTGAAACCATTGACCTTTGAATGTTCCCAGCACCAATTTCTTGCTGGTCCAGAACCAAGACCATGATTGCTGAATGGAAGTGCCAGGACCTTTTCTTTGCCGACGGCTTTGACATAGTTATCATATTCTTGTGGTTCTACAGCGAGATAATATGGAACGCCCATCTTATCTAGTGTACGAGAGGTATGTCTTGATTCCCAACGACCTTTAGAGATAATATAAATTGGATATCTTGGATTATCATTCATCGTCATCTTGATCAGTCTCCTCAAATTTATCTTGCTGGTATCCTTCTTCGACATAACGACTCATTGAATTTGGATCACGAGGTCTATCAGGATAAGACACAACGTCAGTTCTGTCAGTTAGTTTATAACCAAATACTTGTGCAAAGTGTTCACGATCTTCTTTGTTCTTAAATTTAATCACGATTTGTTTCCAAGGATCCTTTGCAGGCTGTCTAAAACTTGGCATACCTGCAGCCCACCATTGAAGATAAGGATCACGCCAGTGATTTTGTAATTCTTCTACTGTATTAATTTCAATTAATGTATTCATATTTAGTCTCCAAAGAAGTCGGAAAATGCGGATTTATCACCTGGCTTTTCATAAATTAGACCTTTTAATTTCGGAACAGGTTTACTTCCAATTTTATTCATAAAGTCAATATAATCTTTTTCAGAATGAAAGTTTACAAGAAGCTTTTGCCAATCTTCAGGAAATTCATTATCGCGCTCTTTTTTCTTGACCTCTGGTTTGTATTCTTTGGGTTTTTCACCAAGGAACTCATTCAATGATCCTTTATTGATATTTTCTTCGGCTACATAACCAATCATATGATCATAATCTTTGGATGTATCATTTACATGTTCTTTCATGCTTTACTCCTAAAATAAATCTATTTAGATAACTTTAACATAGGATACTTATTTGTCAACCAAAAAAGTTTTCAAGTGTATCGACTTTTTTAGAAGTCCATCCCATGGCTTCTAGGACAATTTCAAGTGGTTTTAGGAAAACTTTGTCAAATTGAGTATCATAATCAACATATCTATCAATACCAAGTTCAGTTGGAAGATATCCAGGGAACGCGATAACATTTTCGCGAACCGGATTTGGCATTTTTAGATATACAAATTTCACTTTATCACCTGACCTAATTGTCTCGTACTTGTTATTTAGACCTCTGTCAGAAAGGAACTTATTGTATAGAATTGCACCACGGACATGAATTGGGCAACCTTTAGTATACCAACCTTGACGATCCGTGAATTTACCAATGTCGTCTGTCCCAGATGTTTTGGCAACTTGTGCAGCAGGTAGCGATGAAAATTCACTGCGGAAGTTTTCAATGAAGTCCTGTGCATCACGTTCTGTTCCATTCAAGAACACTTTGAATGCATCTTCCATTTTGTTCCGGCAGACTTCTGGAGTAGAAGACCGAACGGATTCAACACCGGTGACCGAGATTTTTGGTTTTGCATAATGCACACCTTCGGAGTTCAGAACATTCATGATATAGCGCTTCTTGGCGATGAATATAGTCTTGTCCGTGATCTTTTCACGTTTCATGGACATTGCATTACGGTATGCACCCATGATCCATGCAAGTTTTTCATAACCTTCTTGGATAGCAGGTTCAAGTTTTTCCTTTGAAACGGCATCAAGGAACTTTTCACCTTGATCACGTGTGATCTTTGTAGTTCCAAACACCTTTTCGATCAGTGGAGCCATGTTTACATAGTTAGAGTCTGTGTCGACATAAGATACATAATCTTTACTGGTGGTTTTCAAAACGGAATTTAGATATTCATTAATAGATTTCTGTGAATACCGAATTGAAAGTTGACCAGATGTTGTAATAGCCTCTGCCATTTCCGCAATATAGTATAGGAAGTAACGGTTAGCGGTTGCACCATACAAGCTGTTCATAGCAATTTTAATAGCCATCTGTGAATTGTGTAACTGCGTGATTTGCTTCTTGTATTCCTTTTTCTTGACAGGATCACTGGTATCTTGTTCAAGTTGTTCAATACGAAGCATTTCCTGTTTTACTTTTTTACGATTGGCATAATATTCTTCAATGATTTCTGGGATGATACCAAGTTTCTTGTTGGTAAAACATACACCATTTGCACAGACCGAGTAATCGGGATTTGCATTCCTATATTCATCATTCAATACCATTTCCTGTGAAACATATTCACGTTGATCTAGAATATATGTTTCTGGTGACATGTTGTATTGAAGCATTAGGTGTGGATATAGTGAGTTAAGGTCAAAAGACACAATCCATTCTTTTAATCCAGTATCTGGATCTTTCACGTATCCACCAACGAGTTCGCCAAGTTTTTCACCTGGACCTGATTTAACAGGTGGAACCAAGTTTTTGGTCATTAGTTTACGATAAAGGATTGATTCCCAGATGCCAACGGTTCCAAATGCATCGGAATAGTTGACGCCACCACCATATGCAACAGTCAAGACAAGAGCAAGGAGAGCAGTTTCGTCTTCCATCAACTGAATAAGTTGAGTGTCGATTAGGTTATAGTCAAGGTAAAGTTGTGGGTTTTGATTATACAGTTCGGTCAATGAACCATATTCGGAATAATCGAGTTTCTTTTTGCCAAGAACAACGTGCGCAATATGGTCGAGTTTGTATGTCTCTTGCGTGCCATATTTGTAACCGAACTTCTTGAATGCATCCATATAGTCAATGATATTGATACCAGAGATGTTATATGTTGATTGATTACGGTTGAAGATTTCAGTTGTGACTTTTCGGATATAGCCCCAAGGAGATAGTTCCTTAGCCTTTTCCTCGCCAAACAGGTGGATAATCCGAGTGATGATATAGTAAATGTCGAAGTATTCCACGTTCCATCCAGTCACAATATCTGGAAAGTCATTGGTCCAGATTTGAATGAAGCGCCGAAGCAGATCACGTTCATTATCAAATTTCATGAATTGGATGTGTTCGGGGTCGATACCCGATAGTGTTTTTGACTTATCATAGTCTTTGCGACCAAGTAGATGATATGTATCTGATTTGGATGATTTGATTGCGATAGAAGTGATTTCATTATCAGCAGTTTCCATGTCTGGAAGTTTTTGCGAAATATCAACTTCGATGTCAAATGAAAAGATATTGATTTGGTTCATGTCAAAATCAATGTTATTTGGATATTTTTCCTGAATGAATTGTTGGACAAAGTTTGTATTGCCATAAACCTGAAAGTTGGATACTTCCTTGTATCGTTCAACATATTCCTTGGCATCATTCATAGTATCAAACTGTTTTGATTTGATAGCATGGTTGCCAATCAATGATTTGTATGAGGTTTCTTCTTTGGTTGGAATGAATAGTGATGGTTCATATTTAACCTTACGAGAAAAGCGGCGGTTATTTTCATAGCCCCGCCATAAAATCATATTACCGCTGCGTTCAACAGATGTATAGAATGAAGACATAAGTACCTCTTATTGTAATGTATTTGTTTTATCCTATCACATAGTGATAGATTTGTCAACATCAAGCTGCAATTTGCGTGAAGTTTTTAATCTTTTCAAACCGAATGTGATCATCAAATTTTTCGGAGAATTGTTGACCTCTGTGCGAGATAATAAAGATGTTATCATTTCCGTTCATCTTGTGTAGAATGTCAATCAATGATTCAACACCATCGGCATCAGATGGTCCATCCAGTGTCTCATCCATGATAAGGAGATTTGTAGACACAGAGTTTCTTAGTTTTGCAATTGCTCTCCATGTAAACATGATGGAGAGTGAAATGCGCATTTTTTCACCTTCGGAGAATGACGCGAAGGAGAATGTATCGCGGAACCTTGATTTAATAGTTTCGTTAAAGTTCTCGTCAAGGTTAAAATCAACAAATAGTTCAAACTCTGAAAGATATTGATTGATTAACTTGTTCATGATTGGAATGTATGTTTTGATGATACTTGTCTTGATGCCGCCATCTTTTAGCATTGTTCCTACAATACCCAGCGTTTCGCGATTTTCATATAATTCAGTCTGCTCTTCTTGTTTTTTAGTCAGATCACTCATAAATTCAAGGATCTTTGTCTGGTCAATTTCTTCAACTTCACGTTCGGCATTTTCAAGTTCCTTTTTAAATGACTTTAATTGACCAATCATAATCTTTACTTGAAGTCGATGTTCATTTGCTGTATTGTGCAGTTTTTGTATTTTATCCTCAACATCCGAGATTTCATTTAGTCTAGTTTCAACTGTTTCAATGCGAGTTTTCAATTGATCAATACCACCAGTCAATTCTGCATTCTTCTCTGTTCGTTCTGAGACAATGTGTTCTTTAAAGTCGTGTTCAATACCTTGTTTACAAGTTGGACAGTTATCATGATTTGAGTAAAATGAAATTTCATCAATATATGATTTGTACTTTGATGATAGTTCATACAGAAGGTTTTTAGCTTGTTCTAGTGTTTTCTTCTGTTTTGCTTTATCTGTAATCAAATCAGAAAGTTCAGTGATTTCTGTTTCTAGCTTTTCAATTACTTGTTTTTCAATTTCGATACTGTTTAAATTTTCTTCAATTTTACCTTTGATTTTCTCGACTTCCGTCTCCTTAATCCTCTGAATTTCCTCGTTATGTTCCTTGGCGGCTTCAATGCGAGTTTTCAAAAGATCAATAGAATAATTATTGTCTGTAATATTGGTCTTGTTATCCGCAATTTTCTCTTTCAATAGAATATTCATTGTGCTGAAAACTTGAATATCCAAAAGGTCTTCAATGATTTCTCTTCGTTGACCAGCAGGTAGTTCCATGAAAGGTACATATGTAGCACTTCCAAGAATGACAATTTGTGAGAATGATTTGAAACTCATCTTGATGATGTTTTGTTCCAAATATTCTTGATAGTCTCTCGTAGCGGCATCCTTATTTACGAGATCATTATTTTTCCAGATCTCGAATACATTCGGTTTCATACCTCTTTTGATCAAATACTTGTCTGTATTAATAGAAAACTCAAGTTCAACAAGAAGTTCTTTCTGGTTGATGCTATTAATTAACTGAGGTTTATTAATTTTCCGAAATGGTTTACCATAAAGTGCAAATACAATTGCTTCAATAAATGTTGATTTGGAAGTCCCATTTGCTCCACTGATGAGTGTCGTCTTTGAGCGCCCGAGATCAATTTCAATAAACTGATTGCCTACGGACATTATATTTTTATAACGAATTTTGTTAAATTGTATGTGCATTAAGCCCTCACTGCTCGGTACTTGTGTATACTTGAGTATATACTAGATGAACCAAATTTTATTTTTATAAGTTTAATGGCCTCTTCTGGAGAAGAAGCCTTAATTAAATCAATATGAAGTGTTCCTATGAGTACATGATAGTAATACATGACTTCAAACGTTCATTGCTTCCAGATATAATTGATCTACAACTTTTTTGATTTTACTTTTATTGATATTAGTTTCTACAGAGTCAATGTATGAATGTAATATATCTTTTGTGTCTTTGGCTTCTTCAAGCATTTCATCAACACCAATTCCAGATAAATTCAATTCATCTTCCACTGTCTTAATATCAGCAGCACCACATTCATTTAATCTATTTAGGAATAAATCATATAGATATGGATTTGTTCTATTTTTTACTATGACTTTGACATAGCAATCTTTTAAAATTGATGTATCAAGAGCTGCAATGTCATCAATTGCCAGGTCAATATCATCATAATCTATTTTATGATATATTCTATCATCATTTTCAACAAATGTCAACTCTCTTGTTTCAGTATCTATAACATGAAACCCTTTTTTACAGCCGTAATCCGACCAATTCATTTCATATTGGGCCCCAAGATATTTGACATTACCGTATTCAGATTGATGGTGGTAATGTCCAGAATATACAGCTTCAAAGTTTACAAACTCTTTATGATCAAATCCATGGTCGCTGACAATACCCTTCATCAACTCAAACCCCTTTAAATCAAGGTGACCACATAGGATGTGTGCCTTTGATTCTTTTAGTATTTTAATATTCTGTTCAGTATTTTCTTTAGTCAGCCAAGGACACATAGCAAATTTAGTTGAACCGAAGTCAAGATGGACAACCTCATGTTCATAAATGTGTATGTTATCATATTCCTTCAAAAGTAGTGCGACTGAATTGACTTCATTTGTCGTTGTAAAGAACGTATCATGATTTCCTAGAATTGCATGCATTTCAATGTCGCGGCGCTTTAACTCATCAAAAAAGAACTCTCTTGATTTTTTGAGAGTGTAAAAATTAATGTATTTTCTGCGGTCAAATATGTCACCTAGATGTAATACAGTATCAATTTTATATTCTTCCAAATATGGAAAAAATAAATTGGCAAAGAATTTAGATTGATGTTCTAAAAATGTCTTACTGTCCGATCTTATTCCAAAGTGACTGTCACATAATATAGCTATCTTCATTTACGTGTGCTCTTTTCCTTTTCATATTTGTCAATAGCGGAACCAACTTCGTCTCTAATTTTAAGTAAAGTCATATAATAAAATTGGCGTCTTTCAATGTGTGTATTTTTGTTAGTCAAATTCTTTATATAATCTTCAATTATCGTCGGTAACATCAGGAACCTCGTCTATCTCTTTTTCTTTTTTATTTTTAACTAATTTACTTTCATAATCTTCAATGAAATTATTGATATAGTCTGCACTCGTATTTAAGTGAAGGGCAAGTTCGGAACCGCCTTCATATGTTTCACCCATAGAGATCATTTCATGTGAAGATTTGTATCTAATATACATTTGTTTCTTTTCTTTAGCAATCCTTCGCAAGAATGCATACCATATAATTTGTGTAAAATATGCAAATGGATTTTCAGTCTTTTCGGGATTGAAGTTATGCATATATTGCAGACAATTTTCTATACCGTCCATGATCATGTCTTCTTTGAAAGAATAACCTGAAAAGTTAGGTTTTGTAGATAACCTTGTTGCAATTTGATATATCGATTCACCTATGTATTTGGGTACCATAGGTTTTTCTTCGCCTGAATTTTCGGCATCACGACAATCTTTTTGATATTGAATGAGTGCCTCATAAAGATCTCTATTATTAATGTAATTCTTTTTAACTCTTTTTTGTAGCATAATGATAGAATCCTTTCGGTTTTTATTTTATAATATACTAAAGTATTAATTTGTCAACTAAAAAGAATCGGCTACAATTTTAGTTGACAAATTCACGACACATGGTATAATTGGATTATCATCCATGAAGATAAAGGTGAAACCTGAATCTACAAATCTATATTATAGATTCGGAATGGAAATTGTTCCGCGGCATAGATTTCAATGCGGCGGCGGAAATGTTGGAGAGTATAATTGGTGAAGGAACCAACTGATAGATCATCTGTAATATCATACAGGATTGCTTTATCCGAGCCGTTGCCTTTACGAAGTGTTCTACCAATTGATTGGAGAGTCTTGATCTCTGCTTTATATGCAGACGCAAAGATAGCATTATCAATTCTCTTGATGGAAACACCAGTAGAGAACACACCATATGATGCAAGAATGTCATGTCTCTTTTCTGGATCATTCTCAATCAAATGACGAATTCGTTCACGTTCTTCACCTGGTGTGTTACCATAAATGAAGTGCAGGACTCGTCCTTCTTTGCGCAGCAAAGGTTCCAAGATCTTGCCGTGTTTTTCAACCCAGTCAAAAAGTATCAAATTATTCTGATTATCCAATGAATGGACAAGCTTTTGAATGAATTTATTTCGTTTCTCATTACTGAAAAGATATTCCTTTTCAAATGCATATACCATGTTCTTTTTGGTAGGATTTTTCTTCTTCATGTCTTTGAGAGTTTTTGCAAACATATCTTTGGACTCTTTGTCGTGTTGGAGAACAAGAGCTTTCACCTTGAAGTCAGCAACAGTACCTTCATCCATAAGTTGTTTTGTAGTCACAAAGCGCTTGATTGGACCGAACACACCTTCGAGTATCAGTCTATGAACCTTGGACTCAGACGAAATTGTACCTGTGAAACCATGACGGTAAGGTGCATCTGTCAGTTTTTCCATAATTGTAGTCAATGATTTTGCTTGAAACAAGTGTGCTTCGTCTCCAAGTACTACACGAAATTGGTCAAACCATTCTTTTGGTTGACGAATAAGTGACTGCCACGTTGAAACTACAATTGGAGCTGATGTTGTCTTATCAACACCGCCCTGAATTTTGTAAATCTCTTTTGGATCACAACCATAATCAACGAAGTCACCAGCCATCTGATGTACTAGTGAAATTGTTGGAACAATAATCAATGTGCGATGATTAAATGCTCTCCAATAATGCTGCTGGATCAAGTAAATGATAAATGATTTACCAGAAGATGTTGGAGACAGTGAAAGTGATCTTCTATTACGAAGAGCATTCAGAACATATTGAATTTGATAATCGCGCGGATTTAGTTTTGCACCAATCTCTTCAGCAAGTTCTTCTACGTAGTTATCTGGAATGTCAGTTTCAGGTGACATTGATTCTGGAATAACAAGTTCATATTCACGATCTTCACAGAATTTCTGAATATAATCAACAAGACCAGCATATAGAAGTGGCCGCATTGGTTGATACAAACGTATGTAACCATCCCACACTCTATTTTTATATGCTGGTGTAAATTGATAACCCGGTGGTCTAAAAGAAAAATACTGTGATAATTCTTGGCGGACACCAGGGTCCCCAAGTACTTTCATGTGTACGTCATCAAAATATTCAATCGTTACTACATCTGGCATAATATATTTAAAAACCCCCAGCCTGGAATTTGGCCCAATCAATAGCAGCTTTAATCATAAAGTTTCTGTTATTGATTTGTCTAATGATATCCTCAAGATAATTTGCTATTTGCATGTGATAGTCGATCTTGAGACTCAAGTTGATAATATCTTTATCACTCTCAATATATTTATTTACATCTGTTCGGAGAATTTTTAGCGGATTTGGGCGCCAGCCTCGTGACTTTATATCTTCTTCCGCCATGCTACCAGTGTACCATTCATACTTGGCATGCTCAAGTTCCTTCAGATCGGCTTTATATTTCCGCATCCGAAGAGCCTCTTTGCTGTAAATTGTATAATATTTGTTGTGTAATTGTGGAATTTTAATAGCTTCATGCCCTAATTGAGCTTCATCTATCTTGGCATCCTTAGCCCACATTTCATTTAATTCTTCCAGTGTCATAGAAGTCTCCATAATATAGATCTACTTTTTAGTATTATATAATGTTTTGTATAAAAGTCAACTACTTAAATCTGTTCTATTTCGTAATAGTCATACTGGAAAGTAACAGTTGCTTCTGGGTAAACTAAATCAGAAGAAGTTGTGTCTAATGTAATTTCAGAAAGACTTATAGGGAAGCAATTTTTATAAGTAATATTAATAGAAGGATTTTTATTGCTGTTTAATACCAAAACTGATATATCTGAAAAACGGCCTTCTTTGCTTTCGTTAATAGCTTTAAATTGATCAAAATTTTGCGGAAATGTAATACCTTTAATCCAGTTATATACTTCAAGATAATTATTCATTTTCTCATCTATAATAAATGAAAAATTGAAATTTTCATATCTTAATTTATCCGGAGTTTCGTACATTATATTAAATGGAGTTGGTTTTTCAACAGGTGATGCAGACACTGAAGGTATCTGTGTTCTCTGTGTGAAGAATTCAATGTGAGGAAGTCTCTTGACGGTCACTATAAATTCTAGTGGTGAAAAATAATTTGTTATCATTTCATTTCCGTTGACAAATGTGAAGAATCGGTATACTATCTATTTATACGGTAATGAGGTGCAAAATGAGCTACAATCTTTTCATTGATGATGAACGAATTCCCATGGATGTAAAGTGGGGTACTTGGCAAGATCAAGCACTTTACCGAGACAAAGACTGGATAATTGCTCTAAATTGGCTTGAGGTTCTTGACATTGTGATCACACTCGGTTTTCCGAAACTTATCAGTTTTGATCATGATCTTGGTGAGGGTGAAAAGACTGGTTATGAAATTGCACAAAAACTGTGTGATATGATTATGGATGGAATGAAACTTCCGGAAGACTTTGTATATATGGTTCATTCAAAGAACCCTGTGGGTGCTGAAAATATTCGCACTTACATGGATAACTTTTTAAAGCACTGGTCATAATTGTTGACATCAACTGTTAAATTGTTTATACTGATTCTATAAGGTAACAAAAGGAACCCGAAATGGAAACGGAAAATAAATCCTCAGCTCGTGAAGACTATGAAGGTTTTGCTAATTATTGTGTTAGTTTATCAAATCTCGTAAATGTCAGAGACGAATTTATATTTCAAGCAATTCGTCATCAAATACATGATCTAAAGCCAATTTACTCTGGTTACACATCTCTGGCCGCCATTAAGATGTATAACGGCAGAATGACAAAAATGACAAAAGAACACTACAACGGTCGTGCCAATTCAGCTCGAAAAATTATCCAAATGATTAAAGATAAAGTCCAATATCAGGAACTTTTAAACTTTATCAAAAAATCTTGTAATGTTCATTATACAACAGCTGAAGAAAATATGCGGCTGGTAGAATACCAGAACAAAGAAAATTATAACTGGGAAGATGCATATGCCGCCGCCGGGATCAAACTAGTCCAATATCAAGGTGTAAAAATTTGGTATAAAATTGATGGTGTTAAATACTATAAGACAAAACAGGAACTTCAAGAATTTTTTGATTGTTCTCTGTATTGTCTTGATCGTATGATTGATGAAAAAGGTGAGGAGATTGTAATTGAGTAGGATTTGCAGGCTATGAACACGAACATAATTATACGACTTGCCAGAGAGGCAGGGATGGTTCAGGGACCTTGGGCAAATGGAAACAAAGAGCGCATCTGGCAGGAGAACAGAGAGTTTCCAGATGCACTTGAAATGTTTGCAAGTTTGATAGCAAAGGAATGTGCTTCAGTAGTTTCTGAACGACATAAACTTGCGCTTGAGCATAACTGGGATGTCGATGATACATGTAACGACATTAAAGAACAAATCACCAAAAAATTTGAAATAAAAGAATAATTTGTGTTGACAAATGCTTTCAAATAGTTTATACTGATTCTATAAGGTAGAGGAAAATAAAAATGCGCACTGCAACTGTTGAAAAAGAATGGGCTGAAGTTCGCCGCAAAGGTCGTGGCAAAGTTGAAGATTGGTCTTGGACTGTGACATTTGTTGAAAATACTCAACGTATTGATCAGCATTATATCAATAACGAAGCGGATGCTGAAATGATTGCTTCTCTCTTTGAAGCTGGCGCTTTTGACCGAACCAAGTTTGGTGGGGTTGAATTTAATACCGCTTTTGCATAAAGGAAACCAAATGAAGTATCTTACTCTTGCCGCTGTTGCTCTTCTGTCTGCTTGTGGTATGTCACCAGATCAAGAACTTGCTGCTCATCTTGAAGCAGAACGTGACTTTGCATATCACCAGTATCATGTGCAACAAGCAATCGAAAAACAGTATGATCCAGAATATGTGGACGACTGTTATTACTATGAAGAATTGATCTGTGAATTTGAATAATGTGTTGACATTCAACCCGAATCGGTATAGATTAGTCTTATGAAAAGAGGTGAACCAATGAATACATATCTGGTAGGCGGCGCTGTTCGCGATATGCTGATGGGTCTGGATCCCAAGGACCGTGACTATGTAGTTGTTGGTTCATCTCCTTCTGATATGCTGGCTGCTGGGTTTTCTCAGGTCGGTGCAGATTTTCCTGTGTTCCTGCATCCTGAAACAGGCGATGAATATGCTCTGGCTCGGCGGGAGAAAAAGACCGGGACTGGTTACCTGGGCTTTACATCTGAATTTGGAACTGACGTGACTCTGGAAGAAGACCTGGGTCGCCGTGATCTGACTGTCAACAGCATCGCTATGGAAAGAATGGAAGATACTGAATTCTTTGTGGAAGGCGATGAAGGTCACTTTGCTGTGTTTGACCCATACGGCGGCAAAGATGATCTGACTGCGAAAGTCCTGCGGCACACTTCAAATGCTTTCGAAGAAGATCCTGTTCGCGTCCTGCGACTGGCTCGGTTCCGTGCTCGTCTGGGTTCGGAATGGACTGTTGCCCCAGAGACAGTTGCTCTGGTATCACAGATGTCAAAGCGTGGTGTCCTGAATGAACTGACTGCCGAACGCGTTTGGAAGGAACTGTCACGAGCACTGGAAGAGGAATTTCCGCGTCTGTTCTTTGATACTCTGCTGGAGTGCGATGCTCTGCATGTTCTGTTTCCAGAAGTGTATCGACTGAATACTGCACTGGAGTCTCGACGCTGGCATCCAGAAGGTGATGCTTACGAGCACACCATGCTGGTTCTGACTCAGGCTGCAGAAGGTCATTTTGATCTGGAAACTCGACTGGCGTGTCTGGTTCATGACTTTGGTAAAGGTCTGACCCCTCGGGATCAACTGCCAAAGCACTATGGGCACGAAACGTCGGGTGTAAAAGTTGCTCGTGACTTCTGTGATCGTCTGACCGTTCCTGCTAAGATGCGTGATCGAGTCATGCGAACCACTCGGTTTCACATGCATATGCACAAGCTGGATACACTGAATCCAAAGACGTTTGTGAATATGTTCATGGAAATGGACGCGTTTCGTGATCCTGAAGTTGTTCTGCTGCTGTGGGCTGTTGGGGTCTGTGATCACAATGGTCGACTGGGTTCAGAAGATGAACCTACTGAACATCTGATGAAAGTTCGGCAAGTCTTTGAACGTGTTCGTACTGTAAAGTTCGGTGATGTATTTCCGAATGGAGAAACCAGTACACAAAAAATCAAAGACGGTATGTATAAGGCAAGAGTTCGGGCAGTGAAAGCTGCCTGAACTTTTATAAATAAGTGAAAAACAAATGGAGTTTTTCATGCTTTCTTTTAATTCGTTCATTCAAGAGTCCTTTTCTGATTTAACAGAAGCTCTTATTACATTTGCAGGGCAAGCATATCCAAAATTTGGAAATGTTATCATACTTGCAGGTGGTGCTGGGTCTGGTAAAGGTTTTGTGAAGGACAAGTTAATCGGAGCGGAAGGATATACTTTCGATGTTGACGACTTAAAGTCTCTTTCAATGCGAACACCAAAAATAGTAGAAAGAATTAAATCTGAGTTTGGTGTAGATCCTTCTAAACTTGATTTAAAGAAACCAGATGATGTTGCAAAACTACATGAAATCATTGGCGATTCTCTGAATCTAGATGATAAAAGAAAGCAAACTGTTTTTGCTTCAATTATGACTGCACATCCAGATCGTAAACCAAATTTAATCTTCGATGTTACATTGAAGGATCTTAGAAAACTTCAAAACATAACTCGTCAAGTAAAAATACTTGGTTATGAAAATGAAAAAATTCACATAGTGTGGATTATTAATGACATTGAAGTAGCAAAGAAACAAAATACTGAAAGAGATAGACAAGTCCCAGTTGAAATTCTTGTCAACACTCACAGAGGTGCTTCTCTCACCATGCACGATATTGTCAACATGGGAAATGATTTGAAAAAATATATGGATGGCGATATTGTATTTGCTTTCAATAAAGTCAAAGTTGACTCTGATGTAGCAAAATCCGATAAAGGTGGCATGTACATCAAGGATGCTAAGTATTTCTATGTTAAAAGATCCGGAAAACCAGTAGATCAAGAAAAACTTACAACAGACATAAGAGCTAAAATATCATCATATGTGCCGCCTTCCGTTTCTTGGGGTTGACAAATATTACAATAATGATATATTAAACTTGTGAAAAGGAATCATTGTGATGAACACGGAAGAAGAACTAGTCAATTCAGCTTATGAAATTTTAGGCGAACTTTTAGTTACATCAGAAAATGCAACTGGTGATGCTGTAAATTTAATGATGCATAAATATAGCATCTCCGAAGATATTGCCGGTGAAATAGTTTTTATTGCATTCGAAAGATGGATGGAAGTATATGATCCTGAATGAAACGAAAGAATAAAAAGAAACCTAAGCTTATTACTCCGTGCATACGGAAGTGTCGTTTACAAGATGGGATTTGCACCGGGTGTAAGCGAACAGAGGAAGAACTATCAAGTTGGTTCTGGTATTCAGATACGGAGAAACTCCAAATAATGGAGACTCTGAAGAAGAGATAAAATATTATGATCGTCACCATATAGATGATGCACATGATGATTGTACACATTGGATAGGAAAGATTTAAATATAATTGACTAGAAAATTTGTTTTTGATGTTGATGGTACATTGACACCATCTAGAAAAAAGATCGACAATAACTTTGCAAAGTTTTTTGAAAAATTTTGCAAAACTAATCCTGTATATTTTGTCACAGGAAGCGATAAACCTAAGACTTTAGAACAAGTAGGTGAAACTATTTTTAATTCTGCACAACTTTCATTTAACTGTGCAGGGAATGAAGTCTGGAATAAAGATTATTTGGTACATTCAAGTGATTGGAAACCAGATAATAATATTATCAATTATCTTGAAGGTTTGCTAGATGAATCAAAATTCCCACAAAAAGCTGGTGCTCACATAGAATTAAGGAAGGGTATGGTAAACTTTTCCATACCAGGTAGGAAATGTACATACGAGCAAAGAGAACTATATAAAGAGTGGGATAATAAATTCCATGAACGAAGACAACTTTTTGAAAAAATAAAAGATAAATTCAATTATATTGATGTCTATATCGGTGGTGAAACTGGATTAGATATCTTTAAAAAAGGTTTTGGTAAATCTCAAGCTATAAATAAAATAAGAACGGCACCATCTGATATTATCTATTACTTTGGTGATCAAATTTTCCCAGGTGGTAATGATTATGATGTTGCAATGCTTTGTGATCATTATGTAAATGTTGATAGTTGGTTAGATACTTATGGTGCATTACAAAATATAAGTGAGACATAAATGAAAGAAATAGGACTTGTAACATCTTGTTTTGACCTTTTACATGCTGGTCATGTTATGATGTTGAGAGAAGCAAAAACACAATGTGATTATTTAATTGCAGCATTGCAAACTGATCCTACAATTGATAGACCAGAAAAAAATAAACCTATCCAAACATTGGTTGAGAGATATGTTCAATTGTCTGCCGTCAAATACGTAGATGAAATTGTATGTTATCAAACTGAAAATGATCTAGAAGATATTCTACAGATGTTTCCTATCTCTGTAAGAATTTTGGGTGATGAATACAAGAATAAAGATTTTACAGCTCGTGAAATCTGTAAACAACGTGGTATTCGACTATATTTTAATACTAGAGATCATCGGTTCAGTTCAAGTGATTTGCGTAAAAGAGTCTCAGAAAAACAAAAGAGTTGACATTTCCTTAGAATCGGTTTATATATGTTTATATAGAGTAAAACAAAAGGAACTACAACATGGACTTGACTATCGAAGAGTATCTTGACTTCATTCGTTCGCTGCTCGAGCAAGCAGAAGAAGATGGATTTGAAGTTGAATGATTACCATTCAAGGTAAACTTGAACGAGAAATCTATGTCGCCTGTTCTGGTGGCGTAGACTCTATGGCTGTTATTGATTTTCTTCGTCGAAATCACAAAGTCAAAGCAGTATTTTTTGATCACGGGACTGATACTTCAAAAGAAGCAGGTCAATTTCTACAAGAATATTATGGCAGTTCCGATGTAGTGTTACTTAAAGGTAACATTGACCGAGGTAAATTCAAAGATGAGTCTTGGGAAGAGTATTGGCGTAATGAAAGATATAAATATTTTCACTCGTTTGAGGCTCCAATTATTACATGCCATCATCTAGATGATTGTGTTGAAACTTGGATCTACAATTCCCTTAATTGTGAAGGGCGCATCATTCCATATTCAAATATGAATGTTGTTCGGCCTTTCCGTCTCAACCGTAAATCTGAATTTTCAAACTGGTGCAGGAACAAAAATGTTCCTTGGATCGAAGATCAATCGAATGAAGATACAAAATTCATGCGAAACTTCATCCGCCACGAGATTATTCCAAAAGCTCTGATCGTTAATCCAGGTCTTCACAAAGTAGTTCGTAAGAAGGTTGTTGAAGATGGACCGAAAGGATCCTGAATACAAGTTATTCAAAGAACAATTCTGGGAATGGTTTGACCAACTTCCTATGAAGAAAAAAGAAGTTTTCTGGCGTTACAAAGAAGATATGGCAGAAACAAACTTTTATTTTACTGTATACTCTAAGAATCAGTTGACAAAAACAAATCTTGAGTTATAGTAAATCTATAAATGAAATCCCAAGGTTAGGTTCCGCAGAACCTAATAATGTTTATATTGAAAACACACAAAAACTAACCTGAAAGGAAAATATCATGAATACTTTTTCACAAGCTGTAGCTTCATCCAAGTCCGCTCAAGTAAAGCGCACCGAGAACGGTATGAAGGCATGGGCAACTTCCGATTCAAAGGTCCTTGACCTTTTCGGCAAGATCGGTTCCAGCCGTGGACGTGATCTGACCCCAGCATTCTCTGCTGCTCTTGCAGAAGATGAGAACCTAGCTGTTCGTGTTCTTCTATGGGCCCGTGACGTCCGTTCCGGTGCTGGTGAGCGCCAGACCTTCCGTAACCTGCTTCGTTCACTTGAAGCGCAGAGCCCAGCACTAGCTGGTCGCATCATGCACAAGGTTCCAGAACTTGGCCGTTGGGACGACCTCTTTGCTTACCGTGATGCAACCAACCGCAAGAATGCACTACGAATGTATGCTGATGCACTCATGAATGGTGATGGTCTTGCTGCAAAGTGGGCTCCACGTCTTGCATCAAGCAAGAAGGCAAATACCCCAGGTAAGCTAGAGAAGCTCAAGAATGCAAGCGAACTTCGTAAGTTCATGATGCTTTCTCCAAAGGAGTATCGTCAGATTATCGTCGGGTCAACTCGAGTTGTTGAGTCTCTGATGTGTGCTAAGCGTTGGGACGAGATTAACTTCTCGCATGTTCCATCACTTGCTTCTGCTCGTTACCAGAAGGCTTTCGGTAAGAATGCCGCTGATGCATACTCTGCTTACATCCGTGAGCTCCAGAAGCCACAGGAAGAGCGTGATCCAAAGGTCAAGATTAATGCTGGTGCTGTTTACCC